AATTTATTATTGTCGTTTTCTAATGATTGTAAAGAGTCGTATTTTTTTGATAATACATAACGTTCGCAAGTTGATACTAGGTCGTCAATGTTTCCCTTTAATATATCTTTAGACGAGAGATTGGCTGGCTCGTCTTGTTCGTTTTTGCTTTTTTGCTCATCTCGTTCTTCTTGTTCTCGTGAGTGAGCTTTTATAAAGTTTTCAAGCAAGTTTCCTACAACTAAGTCCATAATATTTTTATTTATGCATTGCATAAAGAAGTCCGCATTATCGATTTTCACAATAGCGCTATACAATTCTTCATTGTTATTAAACAGCTCATCGCTTATTTTATAAAAATTAAAAAGCTCCGCCTTTAAGTCAGTTGTCAATATATTTAAGGAGTAAGTTAAATTATTGTATTTGCTAGTCAGGTCGCTATATGTCCCGGCATTCGAGTCAGCAATAATTTTCAAAAATTGCGCAAAGTTTGTTTCTTTCGACTTATAGCTTTTTTTATAATAATCAATATTGGTGCTTACTAGCTTGCCGATTTTTTTATAATCATTAGCGTGCAAATTATATATATCTATATTTAGAGGCTGTAGGTCATATACAAAATTTACTATATTATAGGTTCTGTAGTCGAGAGATTGGTCGCTATAAAGTTTCACATATTCATCAATAAATGCATTAGCTGTTGGAACAAAGGATTCCATCAAATAGTTTAGACTTTCCAAATAAGGAAGGTCGCTGGGTTGTGCGCTAAAATTATTTATAGTGGATAAGAGACTGTTATTATGAATAACGGTGTTACTATTGATGAAGTTGTCTTTAGCGTCGTTTTCTAAAACATAGCTGTTGTAAAGTGTGGTCTTATTTAGCGCTAATTGGTAAGGAATAAAGTTGTGATTTAAATTCGCTCTGTCGCATATATTTGTATATGGAGTATTTAGTTTGGACAAATTGAAAAACGGTAATGGCAATGTCATAAATCCTATTATATTGACAAAGTCATTAGGAACTATTTTGATATGTTTATTATATTTCTTATTATTTGCATAATATGTTTCTAACATAGAGTATCCGTCATTATATACGTCCATTATAAATCGGTCTTTAGAGAGACCGCCTTTTTTTACGCTATAATTATAAAAATCATCAATAATAGCATTTATCATTGTTATTTGGCCATTTACATTTATGTTTTCTTCGCTATAATTTGTAACATTATCTAATAGTTCTGAGAGAGATTTTATGTGCTCTTTATAGCTATTGATTTTCTCTTTTGAGCTATTATTAATCCATTTTAAAGATACGTCGTTTAATGCTTCAATAAATTCTCCTATATGTTGGTAACTATACGAGTTTTTGTCCTCCATTTCGTCTATTTCGCCAACGTCGCTTATTAGTAGGTTGCGGACGTTTGATACAATTGGCAATATATAATAGAGTTTTTTATTCAAATTAAATAGTTGCTCTTTCAAATATTTGTAATGTGTGCCGCGTTCTTCGATGATTGACGGGTTATTGTTTGTGTCAAAATTCGAATATAGAGTTCGCAATTGCAAATAATAGTTTATTTCATTGTGTATTCTATTTATTACTTCTGGTGTGCGTTGCTCTGGTAAATATGCGTTGATTAATTTATCTAAATAGTCATTTGTTTGCTTATCTATGCTATAGCGTTGCTCTTCGTCGGATACATTTACTTCGTGTTCTATGCTTTCGAGCTCCGCACCTAATTCAATAGTGTCTATAATAATAGATTCATAATTTTGCGCTGTTTCATATACCTTTAAGTCATAGTCTAATTCGCGTGCGTCGCCTTGATATAAAACCGATGCATTGTCATTGTCTTTTTCTGGACTATTTGTTTCTGATGCTGCTAATTTGGTTTCATCCACTTTTTCGCGAATTACTATTTTTTCAATATTCAAAAATTCAGGAATACCTGAATATGCAAAATCTATATATAGGACGTCTTTTTCCGGTAATGTTGTCACCTCTATCATATCGTTTTCGATGTTGGTTATTAGACCATTTAATACTTTTGGGAGCGGTTCTCCGAAATAAATAGAAATGTATTTTTTTACTTCTAAATTGTTTTGAACTACAAAGCTGGGGCTTTTATGCCTACTCAATAGTATTATGTTGCTTATTGACTCTTCTTCTAATTTACCATTTTGTGCTAATGTTAACGTAATTATTTTAGCAGCATCAATCAATACTATTTTTTCTTTGTTAATAAACTTTATGAAATAAATTTTGTCGTGTAAAGAGCTATTTGTTGGGGCATCTAGTTGTATAATATCACCGAGCTGTAGGTTAATATTATATGCTAGCGGACTTGCTTGTGTTTCTGTTTCTTCCATTTTACTCATATAATCTTATATTTATAATAGAAATTAATATAATTCTAATATTATTTCTAGTTAAATGTTATTTTTGTATTTTGAACATCTAATAAAACTAATATCAAAAACGGTTTAAAGATATTATAATAAATAATATTATTACTGTGTAGTCGCTATATGGTAAGTATTACCAATTCAATTAATCTTAATGTTACAAATGCTCTAAAGAATGAACACAATTATTTTACTATTAAAAAATATACATTTAACAATAATGAATACAAGATTATCAAATACTCTAAAGAGGTTATTAGTTCTCTTGCGAAGACTGATTTTGCGGAATATTTAGCTATTTCGAAGTTTCGTTCTGTTATTGTTAGAAATAATAAGGTTGTATGTTTTGCGCCTGAAAAGTCGCTTGATTATTCGTTTTTTGTAAATGCATATTCGACGGAAAATAGCTGGTTAGAGGATTATATTGATGGAACAATGATTAACGTGTTTTATGATAATATTAAACAAACGTGGGAAATCGCAACACGTTCAACGGTTGGAGGAAACATTGTATTTTTCAATGATGTAAAAAATTATAAATATTTTGATAATAACAATTATTTCAAAGATTATTATAATCTTACATTTCGCTCTATGTTTTTCGAGGCGTGTAATATTTGCAATTTAGACCTTAACTGTTTAGATGAAAAATATGTGTATAGTTTTGTATTGCAACATCCTTTTAATCGGATTGTTACGCCTATTGTGTCGCCTGTTATTTATTTAGTGAAAGTCTATGAAATTATTCATCCTATTAACAATGTTTTGAGTGTTAATAATTTAGATCAAGTTACTATTAATGAAATTAATATTCAGTCTCTTCTAAATTGTCCGCCGTATATTTTTCTGAATAGCAATATTAAATTTGTAAATAAGTATCCACTAACTAGTTTTGAGGAAATTAAATCATATTATGAGTCTGGTAATGCGGGTTATAATTGTGTAGGTTGTTTCTTATATAGCAAAGACGGAACGCGTAGCAAAATTAGAAATGCTAGTTATGAAGAGGTGCGTAAATTGCGAGGAAATCAGCCGAAATTGCAGTTTAATTATTTATCGTTAAAGCAACAAAATAAGGTAGGAGAATTTTTGCAATATTATCCGGAGCATACTGTTATTTTTAATAAATTTAAGTTGGCTCTTTATTATTATACTAGCAATTTATTTATGAATTATATTAGTTGTTTTATTCGCAAAGAAAAGCCATTAAAAGAATATGAGTTTGAATATAAGTCGCATATGTATAAGTTGCACGAAAAATACAAATCTGAGCTTAAGCCACAGAGTAAAATTATTGACAAAAAATATGTGATTGATTATGTGAATGCTCTACATCCAGCACAGCAAATGTTTATTATTAATTATAAGAATGTTTCTCATCCTCACGTTACCCCTTGTCTTAGTGAAGGCGCTCAAACAATGAGTTTTGATTCGTCTGTTACAAGTAATGGAACATGCCCTAATAGTATTATTAGTGAAGAAAGCTATAAAGATAGTATGGAAATTTGAATTAACTAATTTATTAAAATATAAAAAATATAAAAAATATTTATTATGAAAAATAATAAATATTTATTAAAATATAAAAAATAGTTATTATATAAATATATAAAATAAATATGGGAAATATATGTGAGCTATTTTCTTTTAATAAAGAATGTAATACTACAAATAATGAAATTAAAAAAAAAAATAATAATACAAATCATGTTCCATTTTTAGATATTTCTAATATTTATTATGATGAAGATGCTGAACCTCCGTCTTATAGTCAGTTACGTGATATAAAAAAAAATGAATATGTTGGATATAGTGAATAATAATTGTTGTTTTTGTTTTTATGGTGTATAAACAAAAACAACAATTAGATGCGATACCATGTGGTTGGGTCGTTAACTGCTTTCCAAGTCTGTTTCGTCTTCTTTGCTATATGTCTTCTTTCTTTTCTTTCTGCAACAATTTTATCAAATGCGGCATAGCAAGCAGTGAGGCGCACCACTCTCCCCCTCTCAGCTGCCTGTATGATTGTTGCCGCTCGCTTCTCAACATTCCATAATGTAGTCATTGCTAGTGTTGCCCGTGTTAGTGTGTATGTCGTCACCCACCAAAGCTCTCGTTTCCATGGCTCATTATAGGCGTAATGTGTCGCGATGAAGAATTTATACGCACCTGAACGCACCAGTCGCCCCCTTACAACCGCCTGTATGGTTGATGCTGCGTGCCATTTCTTTGATGTTGTTACCCATTGTGCTATAATAGACTTGACTTGTTGTTTCACTGTGTCTTCATTGTCTGAACCAACAAAGAGAGCTGACTTTTTCACCGGATGTGTGGGAACACCAAATTCAGAGTCGTCTGAATCGTAAGATTCGTTGGTGTCGGTCTTGGATTCTTCCTTTGTCTCATGTTCCTTTGCTTTTGCTTCAGCCCACGCCACAGTGACTGCCCAAGCTTCTTCATCTGAAATAGGTTTGGGTTTAAAAGAGACGTTCATGTGCACCTCATATACCTCCTTCCAACGTTCGCACGGGTATTTAGTCGCCTCTTCACAAGCCACTTGATATGAACGATGTTTGATAATATTTTTAGCATCAAGTGGTTCAAGTTGTGGAACAGGAATAATTCTCGGAAAGCAAGACTTAATAAGGCGCTTTGCTAATCCATAATAGCAATTCATATTTTTAATTTGCTCTTATTATTAGATTTGCTTACATAAAAAAATATCAATTTTTTTTGGATATAAAATACAATATAGGTCTACTTAGGTCGTTCTACTTAGGGTCGTAACTATTACTTAGAGCTAAAATATTCTTTGATTGAATTAATAACTAATATTGCGCTATTAATGCATTCTTCATAATTAAGCATAATGTCATCTTTTGTAATAGAATTTTTATAAGATAATTTAATAATGCTAAAGCTATTGTGTGGATGTTTCTTTAGAAAGCTTACATAATTAAGGTCTTTTGATTGCACAAAATATTTGTCATAAAAATTAAACTCAATAATCTTTCCAATAGTATAATCTTCGTTGTCTAGCATAATAGTATAGCAGTTTTCCATAGTATCTTCAACTTCTTGAATATAATCAATATTTGCCTTTACTAGATTAAGAGAGCTATATAACTTCTTAATTAATATATTTGCCCCGGTTTCGACTAATTTAAAATTATCATAAATTCCAAGTGTTTCTAGTGTAAAGTCAAAACTGTCTTCTTCAAAATGTCGTTTTGCATCTGTAAACAACCAATCTTTTTTAAGATTTGCGATTTCTTCTTTGTTATATTTTAGCTTTAGTTCTTCTTCTTTTAGTGCCCATGCATCTATAATCTTCACCTGATCAAGTGAATTTCCATAACAACACGTGCTTACTGCATTAAACATTCCGCTATTTTTAGCATTGCTAATGGAAAATTTTGCTTCCAAATGTAATTGCTCTTTATCAGTATTTGAGGATAACTTTGGTCTTAGGCGCAATAAATCAATATAATCTCCGCTAATTGGGTCAGGAGGAAATATTTTTTGAACCTCTGCTCGTGTTAAATATTTTCCTGTTTTAATATTCTTTATTTGAAAATCTTCGCTAGTAATAAATATAATCAAATTAGAGGAATTACTCTTATTTATTTCTAGCACATAATCATTATATGGAAAGTCTTCTAAAGCGTCAATATGAATAGGAATACAACTTAATCGTTGCTTAATTAATTCATTGTTTAATCGCGATTTATTTGTAAAAATGGTTACATTATTTTTATCGTGAGGATAGCTTTCAATCGCAATAACTGGAATTTCAGATAATATAATTCTCCGTAATCCATTAGCATAACTAACATTTACATTACTCAAAGTAAAAGTCATTATGCCATTTTGCTCATCAATAGCTGATACTTTAGCCTTATATGACATTTATAATTAATATATATATATTAATATATAGGCCTTATATTTTTTCAATTTTTATTATTATTGTTTTTTAATAGAAAATAAAAAATAGAAAATTCTATAAATAAAATTGATTTAAAGTTTATTTATTTAATTTTAGTTATTATAATACTAGCAATTATGACATCGTTTATCCAAGAAGTTGTCGCCATTATTGATCGCTCGGGTTCTATGTCTGGCAAGGAGGCCGACACTGTTGGCGGTATTAACTCAGCTTTAACTATTATTAGGCAAGACGTAAAGCCTGGAGAAGTTGTAAATGTATCTATTAAGCTATTTGACCACGAAGAGCATATGTTAATTAGGTCGCTAAATATTAAGGAAGTAAGACCGCTTGAATTGCAACAATTTGTTCCTCGCGGGCAAACAGCGCTATATGATGCTATTGGTTCCAGTCTTACCTATTTTATGGAGAAAAAGCTTCATAATCCAAACAGTTACAACAAATGTTTGATTTATGTTACGACAGATGGGTGTGAAAATTGTAGCACAAATTACAATGCGCAATCACTCAAAAAGCTTATTGCTAGTGCTCAGGAGTCGTATGGTATTGAGTTGATTTATTTAGGTGCTAATCAAGACGCTATTTTAGAAGCCAAAAAAATTGGAATTTTACCAAGTCACGCCTTAAATTATAGTGAAACTGCAGAACAATGTAACGCGGCATATAGGTCTGTTGCTAATGTTGCAAATAGGCAAAAAAGTTGCTCAAATATTGCATTTACACAAGTAGAACGTAGTCAATCATATGTTCCTAGCACTCCTCCAGCAAAGAGCGAATTGCCCGAACCTCCTCCTCTTGTGCGTCAAAAAAGTATGTTTACTCGTGTATCATTTTAAAGGGTTAAAGCGTAAAGCGAAAAGTGAAGCGAAAAGCGAAGAGAAAAGCGAAGCGAAAGGTGAAGCGAAAAGTGAAGCGAAAAGTGAAGCGAAAAGTGAAGCGAAAAGTAAAGCGCAATTTATAAATAATTTGTTTATTTATAAATTTGTTTATTTATAAATTTTTTTTGAAAAAATTTTGCATTGGGTGGGGTTCGAACCCACGAGGCTTACGCCATACGAACTTGAGTCGCACCCCTTAGACCACTCGGGCACCAATGCTATAAAAAATGAATAGACTAAATAGTCTAGTGTTATTATTAGTGTTAAGTCTTTAAATAATAATCTAAAGTTAATTATTTAATTTTAATTATTTAATTTTAAAGTCGCTTTTTATTTTACATAGTCTTAGAAGAACGTTTAGAAGAACGCTTAGAGGAACGCTTAAATAAACGCTTTAAAGAACGCTTTAATGAACGCTTAAAGGAAAGCTTTAAAGAACGCTTAGATGACCTTCTTGAACTTCTTGCTTTTTTATTGTATAAATAACCCCCCAACATTTGTTTATATAATTTATAAATATATTATAAATTATATAATAAGTTATACTATTTTATAATAGTATAAAAAATTTAGTGGTGACGTCTGCTGCGTCTGTGTCTTCTTCTTCTTGTGCCTTTGCTACCTCTTCTTCTTCTTCTTCTGCCGGCGGTTTGATTCTGCGACTGGTTCTGATGATTTTGTGAACTAGAACCACCTTCCTGAACAATTAGATCGTTTGACGCAAACAACATTTTTTTATATATTATAAAAATATTTTATTTTTATTTTTAATTAAATTAATTTTATTTTTATCAATTATATAATTATTTTTTGCTAAATTTTTTGGAATCCATTTTTTAAATTTTTTATTATAAAAACATTCAATAATATAAGATTTTCCTAAATCAACATATTTTTCTAAATCTATATTTTCAAATTCCTCTTCGTCGTCGCTTTCTTCTAAAAGATCCAGATTTTTATTTTCTTTTATTTTCCTAAATAAGTCATTCATAAAAACACTTGTTTTATAGCTATCAATTAACGCATATTCATAAAATATTTCTTTATTATTGTCTAATATATATAAATTATATATATCAGGAGTTATACTTGCAGTTACTTTAAAATTGTAACCATAATTAGTTTCATTTTTGTTAATTGTTTTCGACAATTGAATATTTAATATAAAATTTCCTAAATATTTATTATTACTATAGCACGCAACGCAATATATATCATAGTTTAATTTGTATATAATTTTGAATATACTATCATAATTATCTAAAATTATTCCTAAATTAATATTGAAAGTCGAATTAGTAATAGCTTGTACAACCTTTTTGCATAAATTTAACTTACTATTAAAACAATTATTGTTGTTTGCTGTTATAATGGCGTTATAATAGTTATAGTTTAATACACTATCTATTACATAATAATGTTGCACTGATTTGTTATTGTTATATTTGTAAAAATAAGTTCCTATTAATAATACATTATTATAGCATAATGTATTATCATAATTTATTTCATACTTATAAAATTCATTACTAATATCATCGAACTTTTTACTATTTATAAAAATTAATAAACAAAGCATTTCTTTTTTATAATACGTAAACCATAAATAGCCTCGCCTGCCTTTTGGGTATAATATATAATAATCTAAAGTATTTGATAAATTGGTTATATTAAAATTTGAGTTAGCATTATTAATATTATTTAACGGAAATCTGTTGCTAATAGTTTTGACATCATTGAAACTATTTAATGCAAGTTTTTGATTGTGCTTTAACATTTATTAAATAATATATTACATATTATGTGTTTAAATTAATTGTTTTCAGTTTTAAAAAGAAATCATACTATGTTTTTATTTTGCTAATAAAATTGTTCAATTCATTTTTCATTTCATACGTAAAATCAGTATTAAAATCTTTAGAGGTACTAGGCTCTTCGTTAATAGGCTCGCTGTAACTGGGCTCGCTTTTAATAGGCTCGCTTTTAATAGGCTCAATTAAAACACTATTATAATAATCTTTATTTTTAGTTGTGGTCAAGTTATCTTGAAAAAATAAGTATAATTTATGTAATAAACAAATCAATAATACATATATAACGGTCCATCTAACAATATATAAAATCATTTGTTTTGTTTTGTATATTAACTTAAAAATTTATATTTAATTACAACTCATTATATATTTTGTAATTACTTAAACAAATAATACTAAATTATTATAACTTACTAATATTGCTAATATGATATCTTGTATTACATTGAAAAACGACACTTTTAAACAGTTCAAGATTAAAAATGTAGATGAAGAGAATATTTATAAAAAATGTGGTTATAAATCATCGAATAATTTTAGTAAATTATATACTTGGACTATTGATTCTGGTCTAGAGCTTGAATTATGGTCAAAAGTGGATAGTGCGTCTAAAGTTTATAATCAACATAGCATCTTTTTAAAATATGCTATTAATGTAAATAGCAATAATAAGTGCATTTTTTTACTTAAAAGTAATAATAACTATACGAATTTAGATGGCAAATATTTTAATGAATTTTTTGATTTAAAGGAAGTAATAGAAACCGAATCACATGCCAACGATGCTGATGCAAATACCAACGATGCTGATGCAAATGCCAATAATGCAAATGATGCTAAAACATTAAAGAATTTAGAAAAGAATTTAGATAAAAACTTAGATAAAAACTTAGAAAAGAATTTAGATAAAAACTTAGATAAAAACTTAGATAAAAACTTAGATAAAAACTTAGATAAAAATGAGGACATTGACGTCAATTCAGAATTAAGTTATGAATTATATAGTTATTCGGATGAAGAAACGGACATTTCATAAAATTATAAATATAAATATAAAAATTATAAAATTGATAATTATATAAATATTACTTGTTATAGTTATAATAAGTAATATATGAGTAAATATACAAGAACTATTAATGACCCTGAAAAATTTCGGCAATGTGTGATTGCTAAAATTAATCTTGTGCTTAATAATGAAAAAATAAGCACAAACTTAGAAAAAGGTATTTATAATTATACATTAAGTGTAAGCGAGGAAAAAAAGCTTATTAAGAAGTGGTCTAATGAATCGTTTGTTGCGCTATATATTCAAAAATTACGTTGCATATTATTAAATCTCAAAAATAAGGAACTTGTTGATAAACTGCTATTAAAAGCGTTTAAAGCTCACGAACTCGCTTTTATGAACCACCAAGAAATGCGTCCTGATTTATGGGATATTTTAATAGAAGAAAAACGTATTAAAGATGAAAATAAATTTACGCCAAAAATTGAAGCATCTACAGATGATTTTATTTGCGGAAAATGTAAATCAAAAAAATGCACGTATTATCAATTGCAAACACGAAGCGCAGACGAGCCTATGACAACCTTTGTTACATGCTTAGATTGTGGAAATAGATTTAAGCGTTAAATTTATACTTATACTTATTAATATTAAATAATTTTATATTTATAAAATGTCTAAATCGTGTAATTTCCAATATTCAAAATTGTTATTTGGTAGCGGTCTTTGAATAATAAAAGGAATTTTTTTTTGTTCTAATTCAATTAAAGCGATTACATAATTATCAATAATTTTCTCATTTCTGGGTATATATGGCTGTGCTCCATTATTCAATTGCTTTACACGCATACCTAGTATTTTAGTTTTTTCATATTTTGTCAATAATGGTATTGTTTTATGCATTTCATCCACAATAACACCGTCTTTATCGCGTGTAACTTTGCACAGTTCCTTTATTTCGTTAAAATTCTTATGTAAGCACTCATTATGAGAGCTTAATATATGGTTCATCTTGTAATTTTCATCTAATTTATAACTAGCGCTGTCACCAATGTCTTCCACCTCATAATCATATTTTACATAATTTGTTTTTGCATTATCAAAAACATTGATTTTATCTGATGCCTCGTCTGAATCATATAACTTGTTTTCGTCTATTTCTTCGTCATCGGTTTCAATTGCCTCGTCGTCGGTTTCAATAGTAGCAATGCTTTGTTTATCTTCATTTTCCGTAGACAAGTCATCTTCGATTTCATCATCTGTTTGTTCTGGTTCTTCAATCTCTTCTGGTTCTTGGTCGTCACGATTGGTATCATCCATATGTTAATATACTATTATACTATTATTTTAAATTTATATCAATTATTTATTCTATTATTTATACTATTATACTTTGAAAAAATAAATATATTTTATAATATTTTATAATATTTTATTATTACTTCTTAATGTTTATGTTGTTTTCCATATACAATCGCAATGACTGCATAAATATAAATACTTCATTCGAGTATCGTCGTATCTAATAAAAATAATCTCCTTTTTTTTTGCATCGTAACCTGACTTATTTGTTTCGCAAGTTTCATTAGGACACTTAATATAATTAATTCGTGGCAGTGTGATGTCTAATTTTGTATATTTATTAATATGAATATTAAATTTATCTTCTGATACATTAATATTTTCTTTTAAAATACAATTATTGACATTTACTAATTTATCATCTGTAGTCCCGCAATTTCTACAATAATAAACAATTTTATCACAATCTTGATTTTCTAACTTGATATAATACATATTATTACAGTTAGAACAAAAATCCATAATTAACTAGTATATATTTATAATAGTTAATTATTTAAATAATTACTCAATTTTACAATATATTAATTATTAAATATTAATTATTAAATATTAATTTCTAATATTAATTTGCCCAATTTATCATATTCTAAATCATATTTTAAATTATATACGCTTATATACAATTTTTGTAAGTTGGTGCTAGTTGCATCATTTATTAAGTCTTGATAAGTTACCCTATTTTTATCAATAAAATCAAGAATTTTCTCCTTATTTGCCATAAATGTGTCGCCTATTATTGCTTTAAATTTATGCATAATTGCAAGGGTGGATTTACTTAAACTATTAACTTCTTTAAAACATACTATATTAACCACCTTAATTATTGCAAATTCTATATTCTTATAAGTAACCAAAAAATTATATTTATGTACATCATTATGGTCCGCTTTAATTCCTGGCTCATTTAATAACGGATTAGCACACAATATACTCGATAATGTTAACAATAATGAATATATTGTTTGGCACGCGGTCCAACTTTCACCCGCCCAAGTATTCAAAATAGACAAACACACTTTTCCGTTAGTATATAAATTCGGATTAAATCGCATAGTCCCGTCATTTGTCAAATAATGAACCTCCGGTGGCGAAAACGGAAAATTGCTCGGAAAAATGAATTCAAAAAAATAATATCCGTAACCATATGGTGTGTCGCCTTGACCCACTATTAGCGCATAACCTTTCATAATGTTTTCTTCATCGTGCATATAATATATATTTTCCGAACTTAAAGAAGCGCCATTGGCCATTATATATTTAACATCCTTAGCTATTCTTTTTATAGCACTATTATTTATACTCATAATACATAATATATTTAATAATTTATATTTAATATATTATTTTTAATTACATTTTTTCATTTTTACATTTTTTTAAATATTATAAAATTGAAATAAAAATATATTAATATATATAATTATTAAATATTTGTAATGACTAATAATATAACACATAGCAACTCTAATTCATCTAAATGGGATGACTATTTAAAATCAGTTAAAGCCGATAAAGGTATCATTAGTCATACCAAAATAGGCAGTAAAGAATTAAATATTTATGGTGGCAGTTATAACATCACAAATTTACCTGAATTTTGGGATAAATATTATACCCACGTGTTTCAAGAAAAGTCGCGTGAATATTTGACTGAAAAACAGTTAATTGAAGACGGTCCTTTATTGGTTGATGTCGACTTGCGTTATGACAAATCTGTTACTGAGCGCCAACATAATAAAGACCATATTATTGATTTAATTGCATTATATGCTAATAAATTAAACCAGATTTATGATATTCCCGACAACTCAAAAATAAATGTGTATATTTATGAAAAACCCGACGTGAATGTTACTGAAGATAAAACAAAAGACGGTATTCATATTGTATTTTGTATTAAAACGCACAAAGCGGTGCAATGTGTTTTGCGTAAAATGGTAATAGACGAAATTAAAGGAATATGGGATAATATTCCTATTACAAATAAATATGAGGACGTATTTGACGAAGGAATAACAAAAGGCTTTGTCAATTGGCAAGTTTATGGCTCTCGTAAGCCACAACATAAAGCGTATTGTCTGACTTATTATTTTGAATTAAGTTATGACAATGCTGAAGAGCTATGGAATTTTAAAGAATCCAATGTTTCAAAAATCGTCATTAAAGAACATCTACCATTAATGAGTGCGCGTTATAATGGTCATCAATCTTTTGAATTAAAAAATAATGCTACCATTCTTGCGAAAATAGAATTTGAGAAAAAAGAATTGCATAATCGCGAACACAAAGCTAAAGTTAATGTTATTAGCTCAAAAGTCGATCTTAATATGTATGATTTTGCAAAGATTGATAATAAGGCATCATTAGACAACCTTCTCGAATGTTTTATCGAAGAAATTGCGTGCACGGAATATGAAGTAAAAGAAACGCATCAATTTGCTATGATATTACCTGAAAGCTATTATAATAGCGGTGCTTATAATAAATGGATCCGTGTGGGGTGGGCGCTTAAAAATACGCACGAAAAATTATTTTTGACGTGGATTAAATTAAGCTCATTATCGAGCTCATTTAATTATGCAGATGTGCCGCGCTTTTATAGTATGTGGAAAAGCTTTGATATTAAAAATAATGACGGCCTAACAAATCGCTCTATTATGTTTTGGGCTAAAACGGATAATCTTAGCGAATATACTAAAATTCGCAGCGAAACTATTTCTTATTATATTGACCAAACACTGCAAACTATGATTTTGAAAGATAAGGTTACAGAATTCGACTTGGCGGTTGTATTATATCAACTATTTAAAGACCAGTTTATATGCGTAAGTATTAAAAATAATCAGTGGTATGAATACAAAAATCATAAATGGGATGAAATCGATTCGGGCAGCACTCTCCGATTATTAATATCCAAAAAAATGCACGACATATATTGCGCTAAGTCGCACGAACTTATTGAAATCATTACAAAAAAAGAGAATAATGATGAAAATACCGAAAATTTAAAAATTCGTTCGCATAAATTGGGCGACATTTGCATTTTACTCAAAACTACTAGTTGGAAAAACAACATTATGAGAGAAGCAAAAGAATTGTTTTACGATAAAGAATTTATGAATAAATTAGATGCTAATCCGTATTTACTATGTTTCAATAATTATGTTATTGACTTTCAAAATAAAATACACAGAAAAGGAAAGCCAGACGATTATATTTCTAAATCTACCAATATTGACTACATTCCTTATAGTGCTTTAACAAGTTCGTGCAAATCAAGTGCTAATGCTAATTACGAGTCTATTATGAAGGAAGTTAATAAGTTTATGGACGAATTATTTCCAGACGAAGAATTGCGCCGCTATATGTGGGAGCATTTAGCCTCTACATTAATCGGAACAACCACCAATCAAACATTCAATATTTATACAGGCAGTGGATGTAACGGTAAATCAAAATTAGTCGAGCTAATGAGCAAATGTTTGGGCGATTATAAAGCAACAGTTCCTATTACACTAATCACGCAAAATCGCAGTTGTGTTGGCTCAACCTCTTCTGAGATTGTTGCGCTAATGGGTGTGCGTTATGCGGTTATGCAAGAACCTAGCAAAGGTGACAAGATTAATGAAGGTATTATGAAAGAAATTACTGGTGGCGACCCCATTCAAGGTCGTGCGCTTTTCAAAGACAGCGTCACGTTTATTCCGCAATTTAAACTTGTTGTATGCACTAACGTGTTATTTGATATTAACACAAATGATGACGGCACTTGGCGTCGTATTCGTATTTGCGATTTTATGTCTAAATTTCTCGATAGTCCATATGAAAATGAGGACAAATTTCCTAAGTCTAATTTTCCGTATCAGTATTTGATTGATAAGAAAATAGATGAAAAATTTACATTATGGGCTCCTGTATTAGCTTCTATGTTGGTTAATATGGCATATCAAACGCAAGGTATTGTTAAAGATGCTAAAATTGTTACAAGCATTAGTGATAATTATCGCGATGGACAAGATTATTTGACGGAGTTTGCTAAAGATAAAATCTCTAGAAAGCGCGATGGAGTTATTAAGAAAACCGAGTTATTGGAAGAATTCAAAAAATGGTATATTATGCAATATGGACGAAATAATATACCAAATGGAAAAGAGATTATTGATTATATGAGTAAGCAATATGGAAAATGCGCTAAAGGTAAGTGGTATAATGTTGAAATTAATTATGATGATGCTAGCGATAACGAAGATTAATGTGTTTTGCTTATTTGTTTATTTGCTTATTTTGCTTATTTTGCTTATTTTGCTAAGTATTTTATTGTTTTTATTGTTTTTATTGTTTTTTTAATGTGTGTGTTCTATGTTTATGTTTACGCCTTAACGATCTGTGTGGTCTTGGTTTTTTTGTTCTCCCTTTTTGTGTTCCCACTTTATACCTTATTGATTTGCGTGGTCTTGATTTTTGTTTATGTGTTATCACTTTTTTCGTTATCACTTTACGTTTTCTAAGTCTTCTTCCCTCAGCAGCAAATATTTGTTGCCATAGTCTTCTAGGTTCATCACTAAATTTATTTTCTAAAATGTTAGTAATAACTTCTGCTTTTATAGCACTATCTGGATTATTAAGTAAAAAATAATGTCCGTTATTGAACATTAGTGCACTATTTGTAAATTCACCATATGGATATATTGCATTGCCACGTGCGTCTCTTCTAACATCAGCATAACAAGGCATAAAAGTTGTTAAGTAAGGAGGAGCATCGGGATTTCGTCCATCATAACTTAAAATCAAATAACTCCGTTTATATATATATGGTAAAAATACAAATAATGCTTCCGGTGTATTAGCTAAACGTCCTAATATTCTTAACTTTTCTCTTATAAATTCTTCATTTGTTACTAACAATTGTTCTGTCAATTCAAAGTAACTAGTCGGGTCATTGTCATCTACATTAATTATTTTATTTTCGCCTCCTCGGCCGCCGCCTAATTCGCTGGGTATTCTAATGCCTAACTCAATATGTCTGTTTCTTGCTTCATAATATTTTTTTATTCCATCTATTATTAATTCTATTAATCCGTCTCTATCAATTTCAAGTACACGCTGTATTAACATAGGGTCAGTATCGAGAGCGTGGTTAGTTTGAAAATCAATTGCAGCAACATAAAGACCGCAAAAACCATCGCCACGTGGATTAACAACAGTCCATCCGCCTCCATTAAATAAATCATAGAGTCTAGCCCTTGCTGGATGTTCTTCTGAAAACTCATTAATCCACTCTTCAAATGGCTTTTGACTTGCTTCTCTTCCTTCATCATGCTCATCTTCTAGAGATCTTAATATTGCGAGCTCTAGATCATCTAGAACAGAACTTGGTGATGGTATCTTCTTTTTTTCTGAACCCTTTTTTTTTGAAGATTGTTTTGAAGGTTTTCTTTGTGGTTTTACTAGTTTTTGTTTTTCTGCTAATTGTTTGGCTGCTAATTGTTTGGCAGCTTCTGCTGCTTCTACCGCTTTTGCTGCTTTTTCTGCCTGTTGTGTAGCTAATCTATATTCATCTGCTCTAATTGCGGCTAATCGCTCTGTGGCAGCAAGTCTTGCTAATTCTTCGTCAAATGCCTGATTTTCATCATCTATACTTGCTAATTCCTCTGCAAAATATGCATCTAGTTGTTCTGCATCTATTTTTTCCTGTTGTGCTCTGGCTTCCATTTCATTAATTAGCTCTATATCAGCTGGACTTGCTTCTTTTGCATTAAAAGACATATTATATATATATTATATAAAATATATATAAAATATATATAAAATATATATAAAATTTATATATTTTATTGTATTTTTATTATGCTTTTATAATATCGGCATAGCTTTTTGTGTCTTCTTTTATGTTATTGGATTCTAAAAAATAGATATAGCCTTCGTATGTTAAATTTATTGCATAGCTTAAAATTATAGGAATTAGTAAATATATTGCTAATACAAGTAATATTTTCTTATTAGTATATTGTTTTTCTCTTAAAAAATTAGAAAAAATTAAATACAAAATAAACAAACTATAATATAAAATTAGCATATATTTTCTCACTGTGTTATAGAATTCATAATTGCTACTTTGATAGTTATTTTTTCTATTATCAACGTGTAAATTTGTTTTATAATTATCTATTTTACTTTGTATTTTATCTAATTCATCTAATTTACCATTTATAATTTTAATTATTGACTCTTTATGTAAATAAAGACTTTCATAACTACTAACATAATTAATATAATAGCCAAATAATGTATCTAACATCTTCTTTTCCTCTGGTATAAACCTTTTCATCGAATAAAATGCGCTACTGCTACAGTCTAAATCAAAGGTTGGTGAACGTGTACTTAATGTCACTTTAAATTTAGTGTGTCGTGCCTCTATAGCATCTTTTATAAACGGATATATTGCATCGCTCTGAGTATTAATAAATGATTCTCTATTAGTAAATGTTTCTCTATTAGTAAATGGGTATCTATTAGTAAATTGGTCTGGAGCTGTGGTGCTAGGGTCTGGGTCTGTGGTGCTGGGGTCTGTGGTGCTAGTAGTAACAGATGAACCCGGCTGATATTCATCTCTCCATAGATCTACTGGTTCTACTTCAGGCGTAACTGTACCAATATTCATTGCTTGTTGTAAGTTTGATGACAATAGAGGTTGTGCGCTAGTAATAGCATCTACAATAGCATTAGGAACTTCTGGATTAGTATTTTTACACTTTGCTATCAATTTTTCTGCTGCTGCAGAACAACTACACTCAACACAACCATTGTTTGTTGCTCCTTCTACAAACCCCTCATAATTCTTAAAACCCGCTGTTTCATCGGGTAGTGTTGCTACTACATCGGAGTGCATTGAATCCCAACTATATTGTCGTGTTCCTGCTAGCGCTGGATTATATTGACTTAATATTTGATTTCCATAAGTTTCACCTGCAATAGCAATAATTGCTCTTCGTAATGTTAAATGTAAAATATTTTTTCCTACTTTATTACATTCTCTTGCAACATATGCTACTTCTGGTTCGCATACTGCCGGATTATAGCAAACAGGTGCTACAGGTGCTGAAGGTGTTTGTCCCATTTATTATTTATTATATATATAATAATAATAAATAATAAATAATAGCTTATAATAACTAATAATAAATAATAGCTTATAATTGCTAAATTCTAAAACATTAACGTCCTATCCTATGTGAAGAGTGTTTTTACATTCATTTGTAAAAAATTTTTCACCAGTACTACAAGCGAATGTATTTTGTAACATAGTATTTTTCATATTGCAATTATTATTAAAACTTTCTACAGGAAGTACAACAGGAATTTTTGTATCATTAGCCATCATATTTTCAAATGCATTTCCAAAATTTTCGGTTGCTATACATTTATTTTTAGCCTTGTCATATACCATCTCTCCGTCGCAACAATCTTGTCCTACACAAGTTAGAGTTAATGAGGTTAAGGGGTTTTTCTTCCTAGTAAGTGTGCCTTCTTTTTCTAATATTGCCCCCTCTCTATTATATGGAATATCGTATTTATCAAAATCTATATTATCTCTCTTGTAAATGTCTACCAAACTGCTAAAAATGAAAATTATTGTAAAGAAAATGATTGTTACAGTAATAAACATAAATATAGAATTTGATAGCATATTATTTTTATTAGCAATTACAAGCGGAACAATTATAATACACGCAAAAACTATAACTTTCAATATATTTATATATTTTTCACGGGACTTATTATAATAAGTGCTTATTTCAAGTTTTCTCTTTTTATCGGTATTAAGCTGTCCTACTCTATCCATAACAGTTTGTACATTTGTTCCCTTTTCATTTTTATACATATAATCCATTAATATATTACTAGCCACTGTGTCCTTTTGTGCTAACAATTCGGACATTTGAAGTAGTGTGCGCTGTGATAGATTATTACGATTCTCATGTGCTGCAACTACAGATGCTCTCAAAATTCTTGACTCATCCTCAGTAAGTTCATTCAAAAGTCTTATCTGATCAGCAGTAAGTTCATTGTTTGTATTTCCTTCTACAAACCCTTCATAATTCTTAAAACCTTGTCGAAGATTTGTAAATGGAGCTTTACCTTTCTCAACAATTATATCAGCAACTGCACCTGCATTGGCAGAGTTTATATCTCTTGCTGTGTTTCCTAAAAGGGTTTGTGCTAATTCGTATTGTCTCTGCATTTTTTCATTTGTTTTTATTGCCTTGTCTAATTCTGCTTGTGTCTGAGTTGCGTAAGTTGCAGCATTTGCTGCGCTGGTTCTTGCTGATGCTTCATATCCTTGAGCCTGGTTTCTATGTCCGTCTGTAGTATTTTTTAATATTAATGCATCAGCTGCTGCTTGTTTTGCACTAGCTAAGTGACCAGCTGTTACCGAGGCATCACTTGAAGCTTGTGTATTTTTAGTTTTTATACTAGCTAATTCTGCGTTTGCATCCTTATTAGTTTGTACTGTAGTGGCTATATTTGTAGTTGCTTCACTTATTAAACCTGTTAATGTAGTTACTCTGGTTCGTAGTTGTTCATAAAGAGAAAGTGCAGTGTTCATTGTAGAACTAGAGTTTTGAAATTCGGTTTTTTTAGTATTTAAATCTGTAGTAAGACCATCTACTTCATTTTTATAAGTGGTCAACTTAGTATTTGCGTCTTGAGAGTATGAATTTATAGTCGATTTATAAGTGTCAAGCGCTGTTTGTGCCTGTTGAGAACGACTGGTCATAGCACTTTGATAAGCAGAATCTATATTTGGTAGTGTTGTAGTAGGTGCTGCCATTAATTATAACAATATAATATAAAACTATATTATAAAATTATTTAATAATTATTTTTAAATAAATGTTACATTCTTCTTTTACATTCTTCTAACCTTTCTTAAATATACTATTAGCATTAATAAAAATAGTGATGCAAATATTGACCAAAATATAAATATTATATTTTGGCTCTCATATTTGAGCTTACTGTCTTCTAATTGTGCTTCTCGTGTTAAGCTGTCTTCTTTGATATTTTGTAAAAAGTTATAACTAATATCTTTTACTTCGCCCAATGGATTAACATAATAATAACCCATACTAGGATTAATATTATATTATTTTATTATTTTATTATTTTATTATTTTATTATTTTATTATTTTATTATTTTATTTATTTATTTAACATAAATCGAATAAACATAAATAATATAACAATAACAATGAAATAAATTATCATAAATCTGTCACTAATAATAGCATTAGCATTTAATTTATATAATATTAATAATATTATTGTAATAATCATAATAAATGCTAAAATAGTATAAAATAATTTATTAACATAGCCACTACTTTTAACATCGGCAAGTTTATTGTCTAATTCGGGTGTTTCTTTAGAAATAGCTGCTAAATGTGTTATTTGTTTATTCTTTGTATTTTCAAGAATATCATCATTAAACATATCAGTTTCATCATTATAACTGGTCAATTTATTTTTAGAAAAGTCTATTAAATCACTAAATGAAGTAATCCATTCATTCATAATGGCTCTATAACTATCATCATTATCAGTTAATTGTTTATGGGTTGATGGAGTTGATGTTGCTAAAGCGTTTAAATTTGTTCTATTAGCTTTGAGAGTAGGTATTATCTCATTTGCTTTATCTAAATAAACATCTTTATAGCTAAATTTATCTTTATTATATTCAAAATATTTTTTATTTATATAGCCATACCCGTTATAACGACTACTGGTTGATTCTGGTATTAATGTTGAATTACAATTAACCTTAACATTCATTAGACTGTTATCATTATAGCTAGGGTCTAACTCTTTAATATATAAATAGCATTTTGAATTATCTACAACGCCTTGTGCGTTTTCTTTCATTAAAAAAAATTGGCAATGTGAAGTGTCGTTGCATTTTTGTTCGCAATTCTCATTTATTCCAATATCAAAAAGTCGTAATGGTGGATCTGATAAATTATAGTCATAAAAATTAGTTTTTCTATTTTTACATACGTCCACATATCTAGAAACATCGAAATTTTCTATGCTATTTGACTTGGTGGTTTCCTCATTATTCAAACTATTTTGAATAGTTGATTGCACTAATATTTTATTATTAAAGTATAAAAAATATACACAAGCAATCAGTATAAACACTAATACAAATATTTTAAATTTGTGTTTGAAATTTTGATTATTAAATTTAATCTTTCTTTTCATATTATATATTATTACTTTAATATATAATATGAAAAAATTTATATTTAATAAATGCTTTAACTACTAATAATATATATTTTATAAAATATATATACTATAGTTATTCCTAAAACATATAATAAATGTTGCGCATTTCTTGTATATAATATAGTAATTAAAACTATTATAATAAATAAGACAAATATAAAATCTACCAAATTTGTTATAAAGTTGGCCCTGCGATTATGATGCTGATTATGATGCTGATTATTATGATGTTGATTATTATGATGCGGATTGTGTGTTTGTGATTGGTTACAGTTGCAATTTGCATTATTGCAATCACATTTTATTTTACTGCAATTCCCATTAATACATCCTAAATAGTCTATAGAGTCAACAATAGAATTATAAGAATTAGTGTTTATTTGTTCCCTACTTTTGTTATATGTTAATATTTCTTTTGACTTTAACAAACTGCTATTTTGATTAATGTCTTCATTTAATTCCTCACTGTAAAATAGCGTTTTAGTTTCATTTACCATATTATATTATATTATTAATAATATAATAATATATAATTTTTTTGAATATTTTTGAATATTATTGCTAATTTTTGGGTATTATTGGTAATTTCACTTTTCTCATTTTATTATAAAAAAACAATGCACTAATTATTATTAGTAATAAAACACTACTTTCTACAATTTTGAATTGTGTTAAGAAAGTGGTATCGCTCAAGCGTCCGTTATTTGCTCCGCCAAAACTTAATAAGCTATTAAGCTCTTTTGTTTTCTTCTTTATTTCTACATTTAAAGAAATTAATGTTTCATCATCAAAACCATTCATATAAGTTATATAAGAAATATCAGTACTTATCCTAGATAACTCGTCATATAAGTTACTATATTTAAGTTTTAAACTATGAATATCAGCATCTAAAAGAGCACTATTAGTTTCTTCTGGATTGCATATATATCGTTCAAAGCTAAACATTAAAGGTTGATTACTATTAGCTGTATACCTTGTGCTGTCAAATTTTATTAATGTTTCGTAACTTTTCAAATCAGCAATTTTATCTTTATAAACTTGTGGATTTGGTAAAATACTGGCTCTATTTATATTAGTTCTATTAAATAACGGTTTTTTATAATAAGCGTAATATTTTTTAGGTGCATATACTTTATTGTCTACAGTATATCTAAAGCACTTATCTGGATTATTTGCACCATTATTATAGAAAAAATTGCTACAACTATCAATTACTTCAGTTGCGGGTCGTTTAGTATATGGTGGATCACCAAAAGTTGAATCAAATATATTTAATGCATTACTTATTATTCCATTATTAGTTGATTTTGGTAAATAACAATTAGTATACTTAGCACTACCTATTGATGAAACGTCGTTAATTATAAAAAAATCACTATTATTTCTTAAAGCTTTTTTTTCACACTCATAGGCGTTTGGTGTTAAAAATTTATTATATGAGTTAATTAAGGTTGCATTAAAGCTTGCTTCTAATATACTAGTTGGTCGCGCATAGCAGTCATCAAACATAAATAATTCTTGGTTAGTAGACATTATTATACTAATATATAATGTTATTATATTACTATATATAATAAAATTGTAAATTTATTTTGTGTTATACTTTTTTATATGCTTTTTATATATATTTAATATAACTTGCACACCCTATAAAAGTCTGCTTCAATAGCAGTTCTGCTAGACCTCTCTATTTTAACAACATCACCTGGGCGAATTCCTAAAACAATTGATACAGGACCGAAAAACGAAATGTCTGGTATTTGGGATTTATCCATTATATTATAGGTTTTCATAAATTGTTCTTTTTCGTCTAATGATAATACTGTGTGTTTTGGAACCAAAGTATGTTTTAGTATATTAAATTGTAGGCGTTTAATATTTAGTAATGATACATAAATATTTTCAGAAACCCATATATCTTTAATATTTTCCATCATTGTATCGTTTGGTTCATCTTTTATAATAATCATTAAATCGTCCTTTTTCTCTAAAATTGTTTCAATATGAAATAAGTCCTCTACAATATCATATATATTTTGCGGTTTAATTAGCTTATTAATGTAAAATTTTACATATATTTTTTTCTTAGTATTATCATTTTCTAATAACATATCTAATTGATTATTTTCAAGCAAAATGCCTATTTCTGTAATGCCAAAATTTGAATATTTGGTTATATTAAATCCTCGCTCTTGCAAAATTTCTAATAAAATTTTGCGCGAATTATAGATGCTAATAATAAAGCTATTACTGTTTGTCATAGTGACAACTATTAGTATATTACTATATTAGTTTTTATTATATTTAATATCAATTATAATAAAAATTATATATTTTATTTTTCTTTTATTTTTCTTTTATTTTTATATTTTTTCACTTTTTAAATAAACTATTTGAGAGATTAGAGTTTAGGTCTTTGGTTAGTTTCGTATATCATTGGATAAGGCATAACAACGTAGGGTTGTCGTTCAAAGAACTCTTTAAAATCTAAAGTTCTAAGACTTGCAATAACTTGTTGACATGGAGTTTCTAAGTTAGTTGAACCAATACCTCTAAGTTGCGACTCAATATCTATTGCATTATTTGCTAATGCATCTCTCGAAATATGACTTGGAGTATAACCGATACAAGGTATACATTCGGTTGTTGGGCGACCACTTGAAGAATGTAAATAAAGTTTCTCTCTAAGTAACTTTTCTTTGCACGATTTTTCTAAATTATAATTTAACTGACTATTTTTATTTCTTGTTGAAGTCATAGGGTTATTATATAATCTAAATTATTATTTATTTGTTTATTTGTTTATTTGTTTATTTGTTTAAAAAATAAAATATTTAAAAGTTTCTTTAAGTTGTTTTGTTATATTAAACTAAAAAATTTTTAAAAGGCCCTTTTTTGCTAAAAATTTTTGTGTGACCTTTTATGGTCTGTAACTTATAAAGGTTTTTATAGGTGCTTTTTTTTCTGAAAAATATTTTGAGGATTTTTTTCAAAAAAGGACATTTATAAATGTCCAATTTCATATATACCAACCTTTTATAGTATTTTTTGCAAAAAAACCGTTTTAGACCATTAAGCTCTAAAAACTTTTTAAAGCCCGTTTTTTTTCGCATCATAAATTTTTTCAAAAACCTTAATTATTTTGCAAAAATAGTTTAGGGATTTTTTATGTATCATTTATATGGTATAAATGGATACTAAAAACCCCTCCAAAAACCCCCGAATTTTTCGTTGCACCTTTTGTGACTTTGTAACGGCTAATAAAAAAGATTATGGCAGACATTTAGCAACCCAAAAGCACAAAATCCGCCAAAAAGATACAAATGATACAAAAAAACCCCTACAAAAACCCCACACTTGTTATGAGTGCCAGATTTGCAATAAGTCATATAAATACAGCTCAGGACTTTATAGACATAAAAAGAGGTGTATTGAAAGCACACATATAAGTTCAAATGATATTTTGAATAATCAGTTGGCTTTATCGAAAGAATTAATAATGAATGTTGTAAAAGAGCAACAAAATCAGATAAAAGAATTGACAAATACAATAAAAGAATTAATACCAAAAGTGGGAAATAATATTACTACAACCAATCAAAAGTTTAATATTCAAGTATTTTTGAATGAAAAATGCAAAGATGCGATTAGTATGAGTGATTTTATTAAATCAATAGAGGTTAGCTTACAACAGCTAGATTATACAAAACATAATGGCTTAGTAAATGGATTAAGCAATGTAATAATTGAAAACATAAATAAATTAGGATTTTATCAGCGACCTATTTATTGCACAGATATAAAACGGGAGTCATTATATATTAAGGAAGCAAATAGTTGGGAAAAAGATATAAATAAGGAAAAGATAAAACGAGCAATAAAAGATGTATCAACAAAGCAATTTTTTGCGCTAAGCAAATGGACAAAAGAAAACCCGGATTTTCAGAATAATGAAAATAAGCAAGACTATTATACCCACACATTAGTCGCAATCGCAAATAACAAGGAAAATAATGAAGATAAAATAATAAAGAAATTATGCACTAGCATTTACATAAAAGAATGATTATTCATTATTTGTGATTATATTTTAATAATAATGACAAATAATATTTGAAATAAAGTTATAAGTATTATAATAAAATTACATTTTTAAGTTCGTCAAAATAAGTTTTTGCTAGCTCATCATTATTTTGCTTTTTTTCGCTTATATATTTACATAAACATTTATGAGTTACGTCAAAATAATCGTAACTAAAAAGAAGCTGAAAGAGTGCATTACTATTGCGCTCGTCAATCATAAAGGCTATATTAGTGTCTTTATATTTTTCTTTTAATAATTTTAAAATAGCCTCTAACTCCGAGTTATTTTGCAAAAAAAAACTTATTTTATCAATATGCGTAGCCAATATCATACTATCATAATTAGAAATGTTAAGTGCCTGTAATAATTGTAGCTGATAGCATAAATTTCTATCATCATCGTCACTATGCAATTTATATGTAGTTAAAAATGTATTATCATAATTTATATTATTTATGTTATTATAATAACTGCTAACAGCATTAGATAACATATTATATAATATATAAAACAATTTTTATATTGAAAAACTGTTATATATATTATTATTGCATGCAATTAGCACAACGGGCACCACCACAAGGAGCGCCACTGCAACGAGCACCACCATAACGATGACTAGTGCTGTCACTAGTACTGTCATTATCATCCTCCAGTTGTAGCAGTGCGGCATCTGTGCGTGTAGCAATCTCTCGTTCTCTTACTATATTAGCCGCTAATTGTTGCTCTAATTCAAGCAATAATGCTCTATAATTAATACTATTATGCATATTTATCTTAGTTTGCGACTTACTAATTTGTTCTTCTAACATTTGTTTATGACCCCTTGTCATTCTAACGCTTGACCCGTCGCGTGCTGTTCTATTTATTAATTGTTCTTGTCTATTTTCTATATAAGCACTAGCTTTTGCTATTTGTTCTGCTTCATATTTAGCCCAAATACGTACTTTTATAAGCCTATCCATAAAATCTCTTTCTGTTTTTTTTGGTTTGACAATACTAGGGTTTTCATAATATAATATTTGCGTCTTACATAATGGACAGCGAGGAATATTATATTTATTAGCAGCCCACTTCTTAATGCAAGAAGTATGAAATATATGCTTACAATGGTAAAGTGTTGTTGTTAATGAAGGATTTAACATAGGGCCTAAACATATAGCACATTCATTAATATTTGGGTTTGCTAATGCGCTTCTGTATGCGGACATAATTTTGCGTGATGCTCGTTTTTTAGTAAAATTAGCTATGTCACGCTGTCTTTTTAATTTCTTTTTATACGATTTTTGGATAGTTTCGAGAATTTGTGTGCCTCTTGGATTTAAAGTCACTCTTTTCTTTTGAGATGCAACGCCTTTATTAGAGTTTGATTTGGATTTGGATTTGGATTTGGATTTGGGTTTTCTTGTAAATAATTTAGTTGTTTTATTTTTTACATTTTTCATAAAATCATATAATGCCATATTATATATAACAATATATAAATATTTTTATAAAAGATTTAAAGACTTACTAATGGTGACTACACTCTAAACAATGAGCACCACCACCGTTTTGTAGTCTAGTTTGGCGTCGTAGAGTACGATGTCTCTCCCATTCACGTTCCTTTTCGTCTTCGTCTTCGGCTTTTTCACGCTCTTTTATTCTATTTTGTATTAATTCGTTTTCTAATCGCCTTGCAAATGCGCTATAATCATAAATACTATGAGCATTTATAGTTTCATTTGCCTTATCTATTTGTTGCTTTAAATTTTCCATTTCTTTCCGCGACATTTTTGCATTTGAACCGTCGAGTGAGCGTCTTTTTTTTAGCGCTCTTCTAGACTCTCGTATAATAGAGTTAGCATCGTCAATTTTGGTAACATCTAGCACTGCTTGTTCTTGTACTGCTTTAAGCTTTCTGATGAATGCTTGCTGGTTTAATGTTGGTCTTACAACAGTGGGGTTTTCATAATATAATATTCGTTTTGTACATAGAGGACAACGAGGATGAAATTTTGGTAGTGCCCAACCTTTAATACAAGAAGTATGAAATACATGTTTGCAATGGTAAAGTGTTGTTGTAGCGGCGGGATTTAACATAGAGCCTAAACATATAGGACATTCTTCCAGATTTGGATTTGCTGACGCAGTTCTATAGGCACTCATAATTTTTCGCGTAGCTCGCTTTTTTGGAAAGTTTGCTATATCAAGTTGTCTTTTTAACTTTTTTCTATAAGATTGTTGAATTTGCGTAATAAGTAGCGTTTTAGGACTTAATGACAACCTTTGTTTAGATGTGTTTCTGTTTTTTCTAGTTACAAATCTAGTGCCTAATGTAGTGCCTAGATTGCCTAATTTTCTTGTTTTATTTCTTACAAAGTCATATATTGTCATATATAATATGGCAATATAAAAAAATAAATAACAAGTTCTCTGTCTATTTTCTATTTTCTATTTAATTGTTGCTCCAATTCGCGCGCTTGTGCTCTATAATTATACCTATTATGACTATTTATTACCCATTGTGCATCCCTAATTTCTTGTTCTAATTTTTGTTTATGACCCCGCGTCATTCTTACACTTGACCCGTCAAGCGCTGTTCTATTTTTTAATTGTTCTTTATTAAACGCAACAATAGCGCTAGCTCTCTCAATTTCGGCGGTTTCACGTTCAGCCCATTTTTGCGCGTCTTTAAGTTTTTTCTTTAATGCTTCTCTCGATTTCAATTTTTTTCTGTATGTTCTTTGTATTTGCGTAACAAGTTTTGTTCTAGGGCTTAAAGACGGCACTTTTCTTGTTAAAAATCTTTTTCTAAGAGCCTTAAATTTTCTAGTTCCAATATTTCTTAACTTTTTAGTTTTTTTAGCCATTGTGTTAAATAATGCCATATGTTATATTATTATATGAAAATAATAAAACATAATAAAATATAAAGTATATAATAAAAAAACAACTTAAACACTTTTTAACAAACTATATAGCGCTCTTTTCAAAGAATCCCGCTCTTTTTAAAGAATCCCGCTCATTGCTTATCTTGATTGCGTGCAAATTCGCGAGCACTCATACCACCACGCTGCCAACCTTTCATAGCGTCGTCTTCAATTACATAAGCACTATTTGAAACGGTTTCTTTTAGACTATCAATTAGAGGATAGTTTTGATAATCTGAAAAGGATTGCTCCATCATATTATTAACTGTTTTCTTATTTAAATCAAATTGCCCGGTTCTTAATTGTGTTTCTATTGCGCAGTCTCCGTAGCCTCTTCCTAAATATGGCACAGTTAAAAAGGGTCTTGTTACTAGCGACAATTTACAAGCAGGTCGCGAAATATGAGTATATTTTAAATCATTGTTTGCCTCTATTGCGCACCCTTTTACGCCTCCTTCGTGAGAACCTTTGTAGAAAACATTGGGCTGACTTAATGCAAAGTCAATAGCGGTTGACATAGGACAGGCCGGATAAAAGTTTTCTAAATTATAATTGGCTTCATTTATATTTTGAATATTGCGCTGATCAAGTGCGGGATTATCATTGCCAATTCTAGACATCGAATCAAATGTATATGGATATGCCACAGTTGAAGTCATTTATATGTATTTAATATATTATTTTTTTAAATAATATATTATTTTTTTATATTTTATATTTTTTTATAAATATAATTTTGACAAAATAAAAACAATAAAAAAAAAACAAACAAACAAAAATACAAAAATAAATATATAACAAAAACAATTTAAAACTAATAAAACAATTTTAACGATCGCTATTTCTAAAGCACATCTCGACATCACCATCCTTACAAGAAGCCATATTTCCGTAGCAGAATCGCGCAAATTCATTTTGATTATTAGGCACACGAGTATTTGCTGTGCTATAAAATTGCCTCATTGAACATTCAAAATCGAATTTATCTCCTCTATCATCAAATAATTTTTTTCTAATAGTTTCATCATTATTAAAATTAGTAACAATGAAGTCTTGTGTTTCTTGATTTATTGCTTTTTCAACAGCTTTATTATATGCGGGCGCTGCCTCAAGACGATGCGGATTATCCTGTATTTCTGGTAATAATATATTCATAATTGGATTAGCACTAGTTGGATTAGTAAAATTATGCTTAACTTTATCATATATATTTTGATTGCTAAATGTTTCATTTAGTTTTACATTTGCATCTTTATTTAAAATTTTATATGTAATTATTAAGAAAACTATTGAAACAATTCCTGTAACAAGAATTTTATAGTTATTAGACAAAAAAAAACCCGCTAAAGTTAATAAGATAACTAGCCTAGTTATAGCATTTAATTTTTGCTCTCGTGTCATTTTTTCAGTAGGCCATAGTTCTGTCATATGATTTTTACTAAATAAAATACTAGGATTAGCTAACCAAAATATGCTGTTTTCATTAGTTGCAACATTCGCAACATTTGCATTATTTGCATTATTTGCAACATTTGCATTATTTGCATTCGCATTATTTGTATTTTCACTATCTAATTTAATTGTTTTAGTAATAATATTATCTTCTGAAAAAGTTTCATCTTTCAATTGACCAGTATTTTTTCCTATATATGTTTCGTTAGAACTACTAGCCATTATTTATTATAATATAATAACTTAATAATAAATTTTAAATATTATATTTTATAATAGTATATTTTATAATAGTATATTTTATAATAATATATTATATTGTATAATAATATATTATAATAAACAACACACGCTAAAGGTTGCATTATTTATTTTTTCTATTTGCTTTTTTCTTATTGTTGGAACTGCGTTTAGATTGTTCATCGCTTGAGCGAGGAGTATTATTAGCACTAACTCCCTGCTTTTTAATAATATCATCAATAAAACTAGTATTTGATTTCATTTCTTCCATTAACGACGAGAGATTAGCTGTAATATCCTTTAAATCGGTTTTATTAGCATTTGCAGCATTATTCGCAGTCGCAGTATTAGCATTATTCGCACTGACATTAGCACTAAACCCCTCTTTATTTGTTTCAGCCTTTTTCCTCATACGCTCTTTCATTTTAGACATTTTAACATTTTGCTCCATCATATTTTGAAAAGTATTTGGATTAATCTTTCCACCTTTAGGCATAAACTTGTCAAGGTTCATTGACTTTAAAATATCATTAAAATTATTCATACCTGGCATATTTTTCATATTTTTAAATATTTCAGTTGCTTCTTCTAATAACTCACTTTCTTTAATTGACCCATCTTTCATTTTACTGTTTATTTTCTTATTAATATTTTCAATAAGTCCCATCATTTTGGAGGGGTTTTTCATAAATCCTTTTAAAAGTTCATTTACATCACCTATATTATCACTCTCTAAATCAAAGTCTTTTGATGTTTCTTCAGCTATTTCTTTAGCTAATGAACCTATTTTTCCATTTATTAAATTGTTTAAATGTGAAAAAAGCTCCTCTTTATCTGGAATAGCATAATCTCTGTGTTTAGCTGTGCCATCATTAGCATCATCAGCATCAGCATCATCCGCAGTCGCAGTCGCATCAATACCCGCAAAGTCAGCAAAGCCTTTAAAATTAGCCGATAAGTCATTAAACATAGTATCAAACATTCCAAACGGACTTCCTGAAATGTCAAAAAAACTTTCTTCACCTTCGCCTTCGTCTTCTTTTGTGCTAGACTTTTCTTTAAATGAAAACATATTACTTAATTCTTCAACTGTGCTTTGAATTTTAGCCGAAAAATTGTTGCTATCAATCATTTTAAGCAATTCTAATGAATCTCCAAAAAACGAAACATCATCAATAGATGTTATTATATTAAATAATATAAGCTGTAAATATTTCCATAATGTTTGCTTTGTTTGCGCGCTAGTATCATCATAATATAGGTCAGAAAATTCAATATCAGGTAAAAACATAGTGCATATAACACTAGCATTTGAATTTTTAACATTTGGCTTGTTTAAAAAAATATCTTCATTTTGGTATAAAATATCAATACTTCGCACTGCAAAAGTATGCTTACAATATTCATAAACATTATTTAATGCAGTCATAAATTCAATGCTAATACTAGTTAATTCAATAGAACTAACATATTCGTCAGCATTCATAGTATCCTTATAATCAGGTAAACAATAATTAATAATATGCTGATAGTCTTTATTATTATCAATTAATGAACCAACTTTATCATTAAAAGTCGTCTTCAAATCCATAAGTAAATCCTTGAAAATTTTGTAAAAGTTAATAAGCGTAATAGCATTTTCATTAGTCAATGTAAAAGTAATTTTACTTGTCATTAATAAGTAAAATTAATATAATAACTTTAAATAATAAAATTAACTATTTAATTAACTAATTAACTATTTAATTAATTTAATAGTTATTTTTAAATAGCATTTCTTTCTTGTTCTAAATTTTTAACATTTACTTCTCCTATTTTATCCGGAATATAATCATCAGGTGGAGTTTCTATTTTGTCTGTATAATCAATTGTAGCATAACTATATAATTGTCTTAATCCGCCACTCCCTTTTGCCGATAGCTCATCGCTGTTTTGGTCTAAATAGCTAAAATTGTCTGAAACAACCCCGCTAGATAATAAATCAAATTTAAACGCGGATGGTTCTCCGTTATAGTTAGTAGCTTTTTGAGCCGCCATTTGGACAACTGGCTTTAAAAAATTCATTATGTTGTCGCCATATAATACTTTATAGTTATCATTTATAATCATTAACGCAGGAACCGCATTTATAGTATTTGGAAGTAGTATTTCTTGGTTGCTTTCTAATACAACATAAGTAGTATTATTTCTAACTATTCGCTTGTCAATACATATATAATGAATGTCGTTTTTTACACTCGACTTAGATAATAATGTTAATAATTTTTTACAATTGTCACAATAATTACTATAATATAATATACAACTCATATTATAAAGTTTATATAAATATTTTTATTAATAATATTTAATATAATTTTTATTTATAATATATATCTTATAAATAAAATTGATTTCTAATATATTATATTACTTTTTATATCATTAATCCAATAATCCAATAATCCAATAATCAATGCTAAAGATGCAAATGCTTACTGAAAAGACTAATTATGAGCCCCACCTTAACATTGAACTAATGACAGGTTCATTTGTAGAAAGTCAATTTAAAAAGATTTGTGCAAGAGCTGTATACGATGCATATTTTAATGAAAATGAAATTCGCGATTATTTGATGTATAGATTAAACACAGATTGTGAGGCATTTATTCAAGGTTTTCCGCTAGTTCTTGATTATATTGAATATATAAAAAATGCTCGTATTGTAACTTGTGAAAATATTCCGGTGATTACATATGTATATAATACATTACTACGTGAGCCAGGAGATAGGGAGCTAACACCTGATGACGATGCCGCACTAATCCTTAATAATATTCAATGCTTCTTTGATATTGATGAGGACAAACTTGTTAATGAGCTATTGGAACTAATAAATGACAAATTTGTCATTAATGGTTAAAAAAAAAAGCATAGCATAGCATAGCATAGCTATTTCAAAATTTATAATATTTTTTTACATAAATTCATAACATAATTTGCTGCAATAATAGAATTTGCTTTGCTTCTTATAAAATAAAATATTGAAATTATATTTTTTTTGACATACGTGACACATAATATTAGTATTGGCTAATATAATATATAATATATCATTAGGGAGCTCTTTTAAGGATAACATATACTAACATATACAAATATGATTATATAAATAGCTCTATAATTTAATCAATTTTGTTCCCAAATTTATTTTTAATAGTTTCTAAAAAGTTATTTAAACATTGTGTCAAGGGTTCGGATTTATTATATAATACTTGTAATGTGCAACGACTAGCGCCTTTTTTATCATAAACTAAATAGAATTTATTACTATCTACTATGTGATTTTTAACAGAAATATATTTGGGTAATTTTACTACATTAGCATTTATCGCATCATCAGCATCATCAGCATCATTAGCATTTAACTCATCCAATATTTTTTTTATTTGATTTAATTTTTCTATTATACTTATTTTATTAGACTTGGAAGAAATATATGTTTTGTTTTTTTTCTGATACGGATGTTTTTCTATTTTAAAGTATTCTCTATATAGTTTTTTTTCATTATTATAACACTCATTATAATAGTTAATATATTTAGGTATATTCAAATCTGCTAATGTGCTAGGTAATTTAACCGCGTTGTGCTTTCTTATTCTCTTGCATTCGTCTTTTTCTATTATAACATTCTTTGACAAGTCATTCTTTGACGGGTCATTCTTTGACAAGTCATTCTTTGACGGGTCATTCTTTGACAAGTCACTCATTCATATATTTAAATATTAGATTAAAATACTACCGTTTTTGTTAAATATAACCAGAAGAAAAGACCTATGATTGCTTTAGCAATTAAGTCTAGTACGTTGTATCCAAACATTTTAGTTGATTCCTTTGTATGATAAAATACTCCGTAAAGCGACCATACACCCAAGAAAATCCAAAATATATATTTTGATTGGGATGTTATTTTTGAGCCAGTCATATACAGCTTCCAAATGGTTCCATATGTTAGAAAAAAGAATATAAAACCTATAAAACTTGCTATATTTTTAGTTAATACTCTAATTTCTCCTAAATAACCAAATAGCAACATTGCAAAATTGAAAACAAACGTTAATAATAATGGATAAATCTTAACTTGCTTTTTATTTTCATAACCCAACACCATAGCGAGAGCTAATAACATAAATGGGGTTGTGATAAACCAATCAGTATAGCGCATATTATTGATTTTTGCTATAGGAATAACAGATGCCACTTTGTCGTTAGCTTCTGCAGTATTTGGGTCTTGACTTTCTTGTGTTTTTGGTGTTTTTGGTGTTTCTTGCGATTTTTTTATTTCTGCTATAAATAATCCATAAAAATAACACGCTATAACTGAAATACACGTTTCAATATTCATAATATGACGCACAACAGGAATAGGTGTTCGTAATGCTTCAGTAAATGTTATAACACCTGTTGTAAGTAAAAATACATATGTTAAATAAAAACTGCTCAATACAAAACTTATATTCATATTAATAATGAAGTATATAATAATTATTGTTATTTTATTTTATTTTATTTTATTTTATTTTATTTTATTTTATTTTAATTTAATTTACTAAAATAAAATGCTAATTAAAAAATGCTAAATATAAAGAAAAAACACAAACACAAACACAAACACAAAATTTATTATTTAATTGCTGTACGCTAAACCGCCCATACCCGACATAATGCGGAGAACGTTGTAGTTAACCGCATATACGCGCACCTTCGCGGTGGAAACACCCTGAACAGTCGCATTCGAAAGGACTAGCTGTAAAGTGGCATTGTCAATGCGCGAGAAATTGCAGGTGCCCGAAGGCTGGTGCTCTTCTGGTCTTAGAGCAAACGAATAAACGTTAATACCGGTGTCGGGAGCACGGGTGTGGTGCTGGAAGGGCTGGACGAGGTCGAAATAGGTGCCTTCACGCTCGGAGAAGCGATCTTGGCCGTTAAGCTGTAATTTGGCAACTACAACTGGATTTTCACCCCAGCAATGCATATCTAGCGCAGTTTCAGCTAAAACGAATGTGCCGGCATCCGAAACACCCGATTCGCTTGTATTAACAGGGCCAGTGGCGCTTGTTGCAGTAGTATTCGAGACGAACGCTGAGCCAGGTATTAACTGACTAGAGAATGGGTCTTGGAACACTGATGAACCAGTAATGAATTGACCACTGCCAACAAGGGCCTTGGCGCCGAAGGCGTGAATAGCATTGGGTAACGCATCTAGCGCATCAGTGTAGTTGAATGGTTGAGCACCTAGCAAGTGATTTAGCGAGTGGTTGCTTGTGAGCGATGCGCAATAATCAACATTGATGTCGGGCTGGACAACCCAGATTAATTCTTTGCACGGGTGATTTAAATTCAATTTGATTTTGTTGGACGACGAACCAACCGACTCGTCACCAGTGAATTGAAGCTGTTCAATTAAGTATTCGTGGGGGTTTTGCGCCATACGTCTGCGCTCATCGGTGTCTAAGAAAATGTAATCAACAAAGAGCGAGGCAGCCGCTAGCGACTGTTTGTATGCATTTGTAACTTTGATACCCGCACCGGTGATGTCACTAACAGCCCATAGGCACTCTTCGATGTTGCGAATGTCTAAATTGATTTTTACTTCGTGGTACTGTAAAGCAATTAATGGAAGAGCTAGACCGGGGTTACGGCAATACCAGAACTGTAGTGGAACATATAGAGTTGTTTCGGGTAACGCATTGCGGGGAGCACACACCTGACGAACACCATCGGCGGAGCAAGGGCCATCAACATTGGCGAAAGTGGGGTCGCAAATGTATGTTAATTGGGTGGTGTTGCCAATCATTTTGTAGTAGCCACGTTCTTGCTCTTTTGATAATGTTAGCTGATTCCAAATGTGCATCCAGTCACCATATTGACGGTCAATACGCTGGCCACCAATTTCAACTTCAACTTGCGAAATTAACTGCTCACCGGGGAAGTCTAACCATCTGGCATATACATCACCAGAGGTGTTTTTTAAGCTTTGACCGATTTCAGGGAGTGTAATCTGTAAATAGGTGCGGAAAGCTAAGTCACCATTGCGCGAAATGGTGCAAGTAACACGGCGACCGAAGTCAGCTTGGCCGTTGAAAGTTTGCTCAATTGATTCCATCGCGAAATTAGTGTGACGACGATAGGTGACCTTCCAGAAAGTAATTTGGGGATTACCTGTTAAATATACATCTTGAGCGCCATAGGCGACTAATTGCATTAAACCACCAGCCATTTTTTTATAATATTCCTAAAGAAAAAAAATTTTTAAAATTAATTAATTAAATTTAATTAATTAATTAATTAATAAAAAAAATTTATAATATAATTTAAATTTTTTATAATATAATTAAATCATTTTATTTAATTACAATTACAATTACAAAAATTAATATATAAATTTTTAATACACTAAAAATATAATTAGTCTTTCTATGAAGAGAACAGGCGTTATAAAAACAACACTTGACAATAAACATAATGAAATAATAAAATCTTTCAAACATAATGAAGAGGTAGTCATCCCTAAATGTTTAAAGCAAATTGATAAATTAGAACTTATGTTAATTAAAGCAAAAAATAAAACGGAAATAGTAGAACTTATTAATAAAAATAAAAACACAATAAAAGCCCTCAGAAATAAAGAAAAGAATTATTATTTGAATAATTCTAAATATATTTTTGATTATTTTGAAAATAAAAAAAATATATCATCTAATGAAATGGTAGAAAATTCTGACAAAAATGATATTGTTAAACAATTCTTTTCGTTAAATTTAATTCAAGATGCGTCTTCTAATTTGTTAGAGCATTCAAATAAAAATGTATTAGTTAAAAACGATAGCAATAAAAATATTGATAAATATTTCAATAATATTGACCCTAATTATTTAAATTATGACAAGTTTATTTATCCATCCGATATATGTAATATATGTAATAATGGAGAGCTTATATTTGTTGAAAGCGAAGGTATGACAATATGCTCTAATTGCTCTAATAGCATTAAATATTTAATAGATATAGATAAACCATCCTATAAAGAACCACCTAAAGAAGTGTGCTCTTATGCATATAAACGCATAAATCATTTAAAAGAGATTTTGGCGCAATTTCAGGCTAAAGAAAGCACAAATATACCCGACGAAGTTTTTGAAAACATTAAAAACCAAATAAAAAAAGAGCGCATTAGTTTGAGCGATTTGTCAAATAAAAAAACTAAAGAAATATTGAAAAATTTGGGCTACAATAAATATTACGAACATATACCATTTATTAAAGATAAACTAGGAATTAGACCGCCTATTATGAGCGCAGAGCTCGAAGAAACACTATGCAATTTATTTATGGAACTACAAAAGCCATATTCGAAATATTGTCCTAAAGAAAGAGTAAATTTTTTAAACTATTATTATACATTATATAAATTATGCGAATTATTAAATGAGCGCAGTTTTTTACCATATTTTCCTATGTTAAAAGACCGTGAAAAGCGCATAGAACAAGACCAAATATGGAAGAAAATTTGTGACGATTTAGGGTGGAAGTTTATTCCTATACCTTAATCACCCAATAATTAATCACCCAATAATGCACTAAAAATATTAATTAAATCTAAATAATAGTTTAATGATGCACTTATAAAGTCGCCATCATAATTGCGTTGCAATATACTGTTTGTATCATAAACAATATATACTGAAAACAATATTAACGAACTTATGACTATTATTTTTTTTAATAACGACGATTGAGCAATAAAAATTTGCACAATGCTAACAATAATTAGTGCTAACAAGGCAAAAAGTAACACTAATGCAGTCCTAAAACCTAATTGAATACCGCTCATTATTAGTGCTAGTCCAAATATGAACATAGAAACAAAAATACTAGCTGTTCCAACAAATGCAGTCTTAATTACATTAGGATCTAATCCATATTTTCTATATCCTAAAAGTATGCCAAAAATACCAGAAAAGAGAGAAAAGAATATAAATTTCAACCACGCAGGCATAGGAACAATTGCCAAAATTAAAATGATAACAATTGAGGCTATAAACGCAGCAAAAAACTTGCTGCTAAATTTTTTACCCTGTTTCTTCTGTTCATCGACTTTGACATTTTCACTTACATAATAAGTTATATAAAGTTGGACTAATAAATTTGCTAAAATTAACGCAAAAAAAGAGCGCTTTTCGCTAATCAACTTAAATACTTGTGATATATCATTCTTAAAAATAGATTTTTTTCTTTTATTTGCTAAATTAGATTTATTTGATTTATTAGAATTATTAGAATTGTTAGAATTCATAGTTTTATAATAAAATAGTATAAAATAAAATTAATCAGCATCAACTTTTAATGCATAAAAAAAATTAGACATATCTATATAATAATCAAACGAGGCAGTTATAAAATCTCCTTCATAGTCGCGTAGCAATATATTATTTGTTGTATGTACAATATATAATGCAAATAAGGCAGCTAAAACAACTAGCACTAATTTTGTAATAACTAAATAATTATACATAAAATATTGTATAACACCTACTATTATTAACAACACTAATGCATAAAATATACC